GAGAGATCCTGTTGCCGAGAGTCGGCGGCGTCTCCTTAGCATGAAAGGCATAGCAGGGAGGCGATTTCTTGTTCGGCGTTACGAGAACGTCGAGTCGCTCGAAAAGATCAAGGAGAGAGAAGATGCCAGTATTAGAAAGCCGAAGAAGCATCTGCGACCAAGACACTTCCGTGATGTCCGTCTCTTTGCGCAAATCTGTTACGGGTTTTCAATAAGAGGCTATGAGCCAGTTGCGTATGCACCGAACTCAGAAAACGAATTGAACGCATTGCAAGCGAGAGTCCTGAAAGCCACGCCGTTACCGGACGAGGCAGGAATGGATGACTTCATTGCATGGGTTAAAACCAATGCGGATGATTTGTTGGGGCGCCGGAAGAAAATTTTGTCCCTGCCGTGGGATGTTTGGATAGAGGGCTGCGGCTCGTCCCCAAACGTCAAGGACAAGCTACGCAGGGCCAAGGCGGAAATGGACCGTGAGGGAATCACAGAAAATTCCAAACTGGGCAAGAGAACCTTGTATCAGTGGACAAAAAGGGATTCTTTTGTGAAGGTAGAGAACAACAACTACCGCACGCCACTAGGACGCAATCATAAGGCTAGTCGAATGATACAAGGCGCGCAGCCTCAGTATGTAAACATTGTAGGACCATTCATGTCCGCTCTCCAAGGTTACTTCAAAAGGGAGTGGGGCACGAAGAGTAATAAATGTTTCACGTCTGGACTGCACGTTGACGATGCCGCAGCGTACATTGACGAGTTCGAGGACTGGGAGATTGTCGAGGACGACATCAGTTCTTATGACACGTCAATCAATGTGAAGCTTTGTATGCTAGAGATTTGGATCGCACAGCGCTTTGGAGCGCCACGAGCGGTATTGGACCTCATGCGTGCAAACGTGCAAACTCACGGTACAACAGGGTGGGGGTGGAGATACAAAGTGTTGGGCACGCGCAAGTCCGGTGACCCTTTCACATCTCTCATGAATTCTATCCTGAACGGATTGATGCATGAGTACATCTTTTGTCGATCGACAGGATGCACCACCAAAGAATCGAAGAAATTCTTGCGAATGCTTTTACAAGGGGATGACAACCTCTTAAGGCATATACCCGGACTGCGTATAGACTGGAAGGCAGGCATGCTGCGCCTTGGTTTCAAGGCAGAAGGAATATATAGGAAATCTCTGCGGACTGCAGAGTTTTGTTCCTTACGCATGGTTCGGGTAAGAGGTAAGTGGCGGTTCGTGGCCAAGGCAGGCAAACAGTTGTCTAAGATGGGTTGGTTTATCAATCCACCACCAGGGGCAACACCTGAGCAGTTGATGCGAGGTGTGGCGCTCAGTAGCTGGGGGACTTTTCGATTCAGTCCACCGCTTAGAGCTTGGTGCCTACACGTTCTCAAACTTACGGAAGGCAAGAGTGCAATTTACCCGAAAGGTGAAGAGCATAGGATGCAGAGCTATGTTCGTGATGATCATGAACCTGATGCCCAAACGTTTGATGACTTTTGCCACCAATACGATTGGAGTAAAGGGACGCACGAATATTTTGAGAGGGAGTTGAAGACTCTCAAACTCGGGGATGAAACTCAACATTGGACGTTCAGACATTTGGCTGACGTTGATACGAGCGGCCCGCAGGTTCACAACAGAACTGCGTGCAATCCCAGGGAGCCACGGAGGATGCGCATGCGGCACCTCCCATTTTTAGCCAGGATGGCCCTCCTAGCCACCTGCGCTGTTCTGTTTCTTTGCAACAATCCTGTCTCCGAGGCATTGGTTAGCGTTGACGGTTTATCCCGAGTGACCAATGCTGGAAGGAATGGAGCTCCGAATTGGCATGTGACAATGCCATATGTAGGCGCCGTTGAAAGAGAATTACAGCAGAAAGAAGGAAAAACGACATGGCCTCCCCCACTTGTGTGGTTCCACCCTCCGAACAAGTGTCATAGGTTTAGGTGTCGTAACCCGTGGGGCTTGATGGCACAGAGACCATGCCGGCACGTGCCTGATGCCGAAATGAATTCTAAGAAGCAAAAACAAACCCAGAACACCATCAAGAAAGAGGAGAAGAAGCTCCAAAAGGCAGAGAAGGTTGCCAAGACAGTCAAGAAAGTTGCCAAGGCGCTGACCAGAGAAGAGACGATGTCCCTTATCGAAGCAGCTATCAAGGCACACGCGCCAAAAGCGCAATCCAAACCTGTGGCCAAGGCGTTGAAAGATGCCAAGGCCATGGTTAAATCAGAGAAGAAGTTACCTCCAGGTGTCGCCAGTGCAGCGGGCCGGCCATTTGGCCAGCAAGCTATAGGGCGCCCCGCACAGAAGGGAACGCCCTCCATGAGTGCGAAAGCGTTTATGTATTCGCTGATTTATCCAGGCATTTCGCCAACACCACGGTTAGGGATGGGTGCAACACCATCTCGAGTAATCAGGTTAACGGCATCGTTGATAGCGGGACCGCAAGCAGTTACCACAGGTTATGCGGGCCAGGTCAGCTTTGCTTATATGCTGATGACTCCAGGCACATCGTGTCTGAACATCCTTTCCAACACCATGGCGAACATCACCAATGGCTTCAGTACGCCAACAACCACAGGAGTCGCGGTCAACAATGCCACGGCGCTCAGTACTCAGTTCAACACAGGAAGAATTTTGGCAGGCAGTTTGGAGTGGGAAATTTCTCAACCCAATACAGTCGCGCCACCCTATGTCACTGCGTTTGCAGCGCCAATTGACAACGGCTATTTGCCACCGCTAGCAGCAATCAATTTCCCAAACACGGATGTGTCCTATTATAACAATGCAGTTGAGGTGGGTCCAAATGCCATGTCTGGTCGAGTCATATCAACACCAGATGATCCTAAGGCATATGAGAGTTCTCCGCAATTTCTCACTGGTTCCTATGACCTCAACTGGACTATGCCCGTGGTTGCAATCAAATGGCCCACTATTGGTCAGGCATCTGTCCGTTACAAGGCCACGTTGATTATGGAAGTGAATAGTTCAACTGATGATGCAGCCAGCTTCTTCCTTGATGAAGAAGAGGAAACTCAGGTCCAGAGAAATACTGACACTGAGCTTTTGGCTAGCAAAATAGATTGGACGTACGTCGCTAGCAAGGCGGTTCAGTTTGGAATATCAGCCTTCGCACCAACCTTCACAGGTCTACCAAGGATAATGGGAACGGCAGCAGCCATGGCTTTTAAGCGTGCTCCAGCTCAACCCATGTGCTGTCCTTGGTCAGACCAACTTCCCCTCACCCAATCCGACATCGACCTCCTCTTGGGTCCAGATGTCAACCCCATGTATGTCGAAGCGACACGTCGCTGCATCATTCATGGGCCACAATTACCACAAAGTGGATCTCTCCAGCTGCGAGATGCTAAAGCAGCCTCTTCTCAGCCAGCATCACGGAAACGTGGAGCTACTGAGGCTCTTGGATCCAGTGATGGTGACGAGAGTGTGAGCCAGCCCGAGGAGGTGGCCACAACTGGTAGTGCC